TAATAAAAAAACAATGGGGGTTAGATGCGTGATAAAATAAAAAAGATAAATGAATTAGTGCGTAAAGATGGTGTGTATATTAAAGATGCTGATAAGGATAAAAAAAATCCTCCTTTAAATGTATCATCTTGGAGCAAGATTAAATACTTTAGACAAGTGTTTGGTGATGAACTAGGATTTGATACACAAATATTTGACCAAGAAGATTATTATATTTGTAAGTGTAGAATTTTAGCTTATGATCCTGAACGAGTGTTAGCAACAGGTCATCATAAAACTTTTAAAAAGCAGGGATCATATCAGCTCTGCGAAACATTTGCAATATCAAGAGCTTTAAGTTTCTTTGGTATATTGGAGAGTGACATAACCTCCCTCGAAGAATACAATATGTTAGGTATTCCAATAACTAGAGAAACTAAAGGTGCTGTTAATAACAGTACAAATAAAGGTGTAGATCAAATCATAAATGATTTTAAAAAATGTAGAAACATTTATGAGTATAGGAGAGTTAGAAAAATAAACGATCCTTACATTGAACAAGCCTTAACTAAACATCCCTCTACTTATAAATCAATAATGAATATTGTTGAAAGTGTAGAGGATAAACTAAACAAACAGGAGAAAATATAATGGATAAGATATATATAAAACTTATACCAAATGCAGACAAACAGCCAGGAGATAACAGACCTAGCTTTGTTGCACCGCCAAACTTAAAAAGACCAGATAAGAACTGGAAAATTGGTGTTGAGGTAAAAGGTAAATGGTACAGCCAAGCTGCTTTTGATGCTACCGAAGAAGATGGTACACCAACAGGAGGATTGAATGTAGTGCTTACACCAAGCGATAGTAAAGCACCTCAATCTGGTAGTGGTGGACAGCAACCAGCAATGGGTGGGTATAAAAAACCCTATCAAAAAACTGGAACTTATGGTAATTACAGAAGATAGAGCTTAGCTCTAAAGTTTGTGGCGGAGTTTTAGTCATCACCCTTGACTTTCTATTAGTTGTTTTTCTTCGCCACAGACGATTTAAATATGACAGATAATGTATATAAAAAGCAGGTAGGTGGAGATCATTATGCTTCTATGCCTATCCAAGCTAGTGAGTTTATTAACAAAAACAACATCCCATTTGCCGAAGGCAATGCTATTAAATATCTATGTAGACATAAGGCTAAAGGTCAAAAACAAGACTTATTAAAAGCTATTCATTATATAGAAATGGCAATCGAAAGAGACTATGATTGACAATAAGGTTAAATTCTATATAAGAGAAAGAAACGGACAAGCATCTTTTCAATATTTAGAAAGATTTGATTCCGTTGAGAAAGCTGCCGACCCCTCAAATGAGGGAGAGTTAGTAGAAGTAAAAGTTTCAGATATAAAATGGGACTTTACAAAAGTGAAGGAGGATGCTGATGGAAATCAGAATGCGTCTACAAAAGCTAAGAGACCTTCAAGAGAAAAAACATAAGAAGTATCTTGAAGCTCAAATGAAAGCCGAAAAATATCATAGAGATAGTATTAGGCTTGGTAGAAAAGTAGTAGACACACAAGAGCAATTAATGAGAGCTTAATAGTCTTATTAATTACATAATTATAAAAACAACAGAAAGTTGTGTAAACAACAGAGGGGATGCTACGCAAATGAAAACACTAACACAATTAAAACAAGCAATGAAAGCTCCTATGTACAGGGAACTAACAGGGAGAGAACTTTTAATTTATAAAACAGGATTTAAGAATGGCTATCGTATGTCATTGCAACAAAACAGAGCAAAAATAGAAAATCAATTACTAAGATTAAGATATAGAGAAGAAAGATTTGAAGAAAAGAAAAGTGGTTTGGCAACAGAAAGAAAGAAAGTTTTTCCTCAAACTTTAGATGCTGTGATTAATAAAGTTTGTATAAAATATGAAGTTAATAAACAAGAAGTGTTAGGTATAAGAAGATTTGAATCTTTAGTAAGAGCTAGAAGTATTATTATTAATCTTATGGTTGAAGTGTATGGTGCTTCATCATCTCATTTAGGTAGAATGTTGAAGATAGATCACTCAACTGTAATTCATCATCGTAGATTAAAAGCATTAGGCAGAAGATTTTGGACACCTGAAAAAACAATTCACGAAGAGTTTAAAGAATTAAAACAAGAACTAATTAATTAAATCCTCTTAACATAGATTGATAGCTTTTTTTACTTACAGTAGATTTAGATTTACTTCTACTTGTACCAGCTTTCTTTCTTTTGTTAATGTTGTAATACAAACCTTGCTTAGCTGTCTTACCTGATTTAGTTTTGTGGTAGCCTTTTTTCATTTTGTTTTCCTATATTTATATATTTATCAAAACAACTTTCTGTATTTTCACCATAATGTTCACAAAATCGTTTCTTCTCTGCATTTATAATCCATCCACCTTCATTACTCAATAACTGTTTTTTACACATGATGCAATATCCACAAACTAAAGTAATGTTTCTTTTAGACCAAGTTTTTTTCTTTACCATTTTTTGCATGACCAATAACGAGCAGTCATTTTACTTGTAGCAGTTGCACATTTATGTCTAGCTCTAAAAGATTTTCGTCTAGCAGGATTAGATTTTTTTATAGTCATGTTGGCATCTCCGAATCTAATAATTTTTTCTTTACCTCCAACACAAGCCTTAACAACAAACTTCTTACCACCTTGCACTTGTCGTTTAGGTGCGTTGCATTTCATCTTTGCTTTATTTATAACCATAACTATTTATAATATTTTCTATCATATAAAACAACTTTCCATTTAATGTTTTTTTTAAACTTATTTCTTTTAGCATAATCTGTAGCTTCTTTCTCTGTCTCCCATACCTCGTTTGTGAATATCTGCCAACGATCATTTTGAAACCAAATGATGCAGTACATTAATCTGCTTTTGATATGCTTATAATTTTACCATCTTTAACAACAGCATTAACTTTCATACATTGAAACTGTGCGTTGTTTGTTGATCTCATGGAAATCCTTTTTCTTGAAAGGCATTCGGATAACGAAGGCATGAGTAAGTGTTCCTTTAAAACTGGTGGATCGCCTAGATACATGAGAAGTGCAAAAACTAATTCCATTTAATGATTTCCGTTTCTTAATTTTTCTATTTGTTTATTTAAAATATCAACTTGTTCTTTTAAGTGATCTATGTTTACTTTATTATATCTTGATGCTTCTATTTCTTTTTCAATAGACTCTACCTCCCCTGCCAAATGTTCGATAAGCATCAGCATTTCTAAATTTTTGGGTTCTTGTTCTGCTTTTTTTAAAAGATCAGCTTGGAATAATGTATCTGCTGTTTCTAATCTGTTAAGTCTTTCTTCTATACCAAAGTAAACCCATACACCAACAGCAACTCCTGCTACAATAGATAAAATTGTTTTAAGATCGGTGCTAACTTTTGTGCCTTCATTTATTTTCATTGTGGTTCATCTCCTCCGCAAATATAACCTATAACTTTCTTACCTTTGTAGGTGTGGTAATAATGATTTGACATAAATGTCTTTTTCCTTTTTTCATGTACTACAACATTAGTATTAAACCAAGTACCACAACTTGTAAATATCTCAAAGCTATCTTGTTTAAGATCGCCACCAAAGGTTAGATATAGCAATGTTATTATTGTAGGTTTCATGGTTTATTTATTTTTTTGAAATACAATTTTAACTATTTGAGTACCTGTACTTTGAATAGGGTCTAAATGAATATTTTTAGAACATCCTGTAAGTAATATAATTATTAATAAATTAACGACCTTGTGCCGCATATTTTTTCCATGTTCTTTTTTTATGTTTATTCATAGATGACATTTTTGGTCGTCTACCAATGCTAGTTTTTTTTGCGATTCTTTCGTGCTTTGGTTTGTTTAGATCGAACTTTACTCTTGCCATACTTACCTGTTTGTTGTGATAATAAACTTACCTTAGATTTATATTGGTTGGTGTAAGCTGTTGATATTTTTTTTCCCATATTTCCTTTTGTGTTAAACCTTTCTCATCTTTTTTTTCTTTATTCCTAGAGTCTATATCTTTTGGATGTATAACCTCAACTAAAGCATAACGATAAACATCATTAGATTTATCCCATTGAAAATGAACTAAATATCTTGGCTCTTGATATTTGTCAATTAACCTAGGATCATAATCGTTGGTTGTCATTTGCTAAAGTTTTTTATTTCACTTGCTTTGATACCATAGATAGCAGCAACGACTGATACCCAAAGTCCGACCAACCACCAAGGCATTGATTGGAGCTTCTCAAAAAATAAATCCATCTTTCTTTCTATCTCTGGATCATCTGCAAATACAGAGTAAGCTAACATGAAGATAGGGGTAGACAACACGATAAGTACGAACTCATCTTTCCAGTCTCCCTTCTGATGCTCAAATACTTTACCTTTGTACTCTATCTCCCCCCTCCTCATCTTCTCTGCATGGTGAAGTCTGGCTTCTGATAATGCTTCTTTAGTTTTTTGTTTGTCTTGATATAGCTTGGCAGCTGTCTTAACTCCCATACCTAATAAATTTAACCACATATTATCTGTTCCTTGATCTGTTAGATGATTTAGATTGTACTCTTAAATTACTTATATTGTTATTTCTTGGGTTTCTATCTTTATGATCTATATCTTTACCTAATATACTATCACCATATTTTTTTTTCATTCTTCTTCTAGCAGTATTTCTACCTGCTCTATCTTTTTTT